GCGCTCACCGTTTAACGGCGCGGTGTGGATTGTGCCGCCGGATATGCCGGAGCCGATGTACCTGGCCTTGCTCGAGCGCGGGTTCTTTGCGGTCGATGCCGACGACAAGCCGGCGAAGAAGGAGCCAAAGCGTGAGCGCTGATCGGATGAGCCTCGAACTCGACCCGGAACCGGTGGGTTGGTTTCATCATGGCGCGAAAATTCTGGAGCTCGTGGCGCAGCATCGGCCCAAGGTCTGTGTGGAGCTGGGTACCTGGATGGGTGCATCGGCCATTCCGGTGGCTCGCGCGATTCAAGCGTGGGGCGGGACGCTGACCTGTATTGATACGTGGTTTGGGATGCTTGAGCATGCGCCGGTCGTGGCGAAGCATGCCCCGCCGTGGATGCTGGTCAGTTGCGCGCGGAACATGATCGACGCGGGCGTGAGCGCGAATATCCGGCTGATTCCGGCGACGACGCAAGACGCCGCGCGGTACTGGACGGAGCCTATCGATTACCTGTATGTCGATGCGGACCACCGCTATGAGTCGGTGCGGGCCGATCTCGAACTGTGGACGCGATGCGTGAAGTCCGGTGGCGTGATTCTCGGTGATGACTATGGGGCACCTGGCTTTCCAGGCGTCACGCAAGCGTGGGACGAATTCGAAGAAATGTTTGGCTTGTCTTTCACCCGCTATCAGTCCGATCCACCCGATCCAGATGGCATTCATTTGATTTACGGAATTGTGCCCTAGGAGCTTTCCATGTCTGATGAACAAGTCGAACAACCCCAGGTCGAAGTGAAAACCTTGAAGTTTCACACCCATGCCGGCGAGGAGCATCAGGAAGGCGACGTCTACTCCGTGCCGGCCGATCAGGTGAATAACCTGGTCGCGCAGGGGATGGTCGCGCGGACTGAACCCGAACTGCCGCTCTAGGACCGATCGTGCAGATTGGTCTGAAACTCTTCGGGCGCTTCCTCGAATTCCGAACGAAGGCGCTCCCGCTGTCCCCCATTTCGAATAGTGGCTGGGGCTGGTGGCCGCTCGTGCGCGAACCGTGGACCGGGGCCTGGCAATACAACGCCGAGATTCAAGCCGGGACGGCGCTGGCCTATTACGCCGTCTATGCCTGCCAACGGCTGATTAGCACCGATGTCGCCAAGTGCTGTCTGCGCCTCATGCAAGAAGACGAGTGGGGCGTCTGGACGGAAGTCGAGTCGCCCGCCTTTTCGCCAGTCCTCCGCAAGCCGAACCACTATCAGACGACGTCGAAGTTTGTCGAGCAGTGGATTCTCTCGAAGCTCAATCGCGGCAATGCCTACGTCTTGAAACAGCGCGACTCGAGGCGCGTCGTCACCTCGATGTATGTGCTCGATCCCTCGCGCGTGACGCCACTGGTCGCGCCGGATGGCAGTGTGTACTACCAACTGAAGCGCGACGACCTCTCAGGGCAGGGCGCCGATTCCGTCACGGTGCCGGCAAGCGAAATCATTCACGACACGATGATCGCGCCGTTCCATCCCTTGATTGGCTTGTCGCCGATCTATGCCTGCGGCCTGGCTGTGACGCAGGGGCTCGCCATCGCGCAAAGCTCGGCGACGTTCTTTCAGAACAACAGCAGTCCATCAGGGATTCTCACGGCACCGGTCGGCATTACGACCGAGCAAGCGGCGGCCATGCTCGCGACCTGGAAGTCCGGAAATCCGGGCGATATCAAGGTGCTCGCCGGGGAACTCAAGTATCAACCCTTGAGTATGACCGCCGTCGAATCCGATCTCATCAAGCAACAGAAGATGAGTGCGGAGCAAGTGTGTTCTACGTATGGCGTCCCGCCGTATCTCGTCGACATTGGCGAGCCACCGCCCTATGCGAACTTCGAACCGCTACTCCTGAAGTATCACAGTCAGTGCATCCAAAGCCTGACGAAGAATTTCGAGGATCATCTCGACGAAGGGCTCGGCCTGAACGAGAAAATCGAGGGGAAGCAGTACGGGACCGAATTCGATATCGACGATTTGATCTGGATGGATACCGTCACCCGTGTGAATTCTGCGAAGACAGCCATGAGTGGTGGCATGACTCCGGATGAAGCCCGCTGGAAATACTTCAATCTCGGTCCGGTTTCCGGTGGCGATCAAGTGTATGCACAGCAACAAATGTGGCCGCTGAAGGATCTGGTTGATCGAAATATTCCTGTGCCGACGAATATTTCAGGCCAAGGGCCAGCCCCAATTCAGAACAAGCCGGACGACATGACGGAGATGGAAATGGCGGCCATGGTCGGCGACCTGCTCAGCAAGGAATTGGCCTTATGACCGAAGCCGAACTCGGGACCATCGTCCGGGCGATTGCCCCCGTCGTGCGCGAATGCGTCGCCAAGTCGATTGCGGATCTGCGGGACCGCTTGATCGTCATGGAAACCAAGGCCACGCTGATGGACATCAAAGCGCCGATGGTAGGCCACCCCGGCCCGCCTGGCGATCGGGGCCCAGAAGGCGCCCCAGGGGCTTTAGGGCCAGCCGGACACGATGGGCGGGACGGATCGTCATTGCTGACAGGTATCGGGCCTCCGAGTGCGGATGCTCGGCCTGGCGATGCCTATTTAGATGTCAAGACTGGAGATATTTATCAGTGCCGTTAAATCTTCAAAATGCCTTCGGCTTTCCATTTGGCTTTCAGCCGTTGGCGTTTGACTTTCTCGCAGGTGGAGCAATATCTCTGGCCGCCGTAGGCGCGATCGAACGGATGACCCAATCGGCAATGTGTTTTTTGTGAATTGACATAGGCGACTGACGCGGAATCACGGAGCGAATTTTGGGAACGAGTGATCGTCAACAAATGGGCCGGATTGACGCAGGCGCGATGTCGACAGGTATGATTCACCACGAAGCCTTCAGGGATGGGCCTGTTCACCAACCAGAGCGCGACGCGATGAGCTTTTCGTTTGCCTCGGCGAAACAGCAAGACACCATATCCGTCTTTGTCTTTCTGCCCAGTCCAGAGCAAGCAATCGCCGACGGCTCTCGTCTTCGCTTGAAATCGCCGAATTTCTTCGGCAGTTGGTGAGGTAGGGACGGCAGTCATGGCGCGGAGTGTAGCAGGACTGATATGGCTTGGCAACTGATCGGGAATATCGGCGGAAAGTCGGTAAGTTCTGAGGATGTTCAAGCGGCGGTGACGAAGGCCCTCTCGGCTATTCCGCCGGCTAAGAATGGCATGGATGGCCGGGACGGTATCGCTCTGACTGGCGCCGTCATCGATCGGCAGGGACATCTCGTGCTCACACTCTCAGATGGGCAAACGAAAGATGTTGGCCTAGTCGTGGGCCCTGGTCCGGACATGGGGATCGTGACGGCTGTGCTTCGTGAGGAAGTCAGCAAGATGCCCAAACCGAAAGACGGAAAAGACGGCAAAGATGGGATCGCCGGGTTGTCGTTTGAAGGCTCCTATCAGGACGGCAAGTCCTACGAGCTCGGGCACGTCGTCTTCTATGCCGGCGCAAGCTGGCACTGTAACGAGCCGACGAGCACCAAACCGGGCGACTCGAAAGCATGGTCGATGCTCGTGAAACGTGGGCGGGACGGGAAAGACGGCCGCGACGCGGTGGCCGGCCTTCCCGTCGTGTCGGTGGGGAGTCGGTAGGATGGCGACGCTCATCACCTTAGCCGACGCGAAGGATCACCTCAAGGTGACCGGCGAGGATGACAACGCCGACATCGAAGCCAAGTTGCAAGAAGCGTGCGATCTCGTGCTGCAGCACCTCAATACCGGCGCCGTGCCGGGCTGGTCGAATGGCACCGTGGCCGTGCCGGGCCGTGTCCAAGCGGCGACGTGCGTCATGCTGACCTATCTCTTCGAGCACCGCGGCGATGACATGGAACCGAGCGCGGAGATCTGGACCGCTATCGAACGCATCCTGACGACCACGCGCGTCTCGGCCTTGGCCTGACATGGCGATCGGGGAACTCCGCCATCGCGTGACCTTGGAGAATCCAACCATCGTGCCGGATAGCGAGGGTGGCTTTACGGAGACGTGGAGTGTGCTCGGGGTGGCTCGCCTGCCGGCTTCGGTCAATCCCGCGACGCCGCGCGACCTCGAACGCCAGACATCCGGCACCGTCACCGCGACTGCGTCGCATCTCGTAACTCTTCGTTATCTCGCTGGGGTGACAACCAAAACAAGAGTTCGATTTCACGATACGACGGATCGGGTGCTGGCGGTCGAGGGCATTGTCGATCGGGAGGAACGGCACCGGATGTTGATCTTGGCCTGCACCGAAGCCGTGTCATGAGCAACAACCGTCTGGAATGGACCGGGCTCGATGAGCTCCGCTCGGCGCTGATGAAGCTGCCCGAGGAATTCGGGCACGAAGGCGCCGAGATGATTGATGACACAACCGAAGTCACGGCGGCGAGTCTCATCCAGTCCTATCCGCTGGGGGATACAGGCAATCTGCGCAAAGGCGTCAAGCATACGGTCACGCGGGATCGCTTCGGGGCCGTCGGCATCGTCAAATCGACATCGCCACACTCGCACTTGTGGGAATTTGGCACTCAAAGTCGCCAGACTCGGAAAGGGTGGAAGCGCGGCAAAGCGCCGTCGCATAAGCCGGATGGACTCGTCCCGATTGCTCAACGCGAACGCCGCAAATTGAACATCAAGCTTCTCGAATTAGTTCGTCGCGCGGGCTTTGAAATCAGCGGGACGCTCTGATGGCGGATTCATCCGATGTCGACGCGGCCGTGATTGCCAAGCTTCTTGCAGATCCACAACTGATGGCTATCGTTCAAGACGGGGTGTTCTTTGACGTCGCCAAACACGGCGCAACGCGCTTCGTGATCGTCTCGCAAATGACCCATGAAGACGAATACATGTTCGGCGGTTCCGCCTTCGAAGCCTTCGACTATCTCGTCAAGGCGGTCGTGATTAATACCTCGGGGGCCGATGTGAAAACGGCGGCGACCCGCATTCATGCGGTGCTCCAGGATCAACCGCTCAGCGTGACGGGCTATTCCCTGATGCGGATGCAGCGGATCGAGCGCGTGCGCTACACCGAACCGGACGACGACAATGCCGATGCCCGCTGGCAACACCGCGGCGGGCGCTATGCCGTGGTCGTCAGTCCGTGACGAGCTTTATCAGCCTCGAGGAACGCGGCATTGAGGCGTTGGAACGGATCGCGAATAGTCTCGATCAGCGGGATCGGATCGAAGCATTAGAAGAATTGTTGAATGACTTTGTGGTGCTGATGAAGACACCGCACGCGTCTGACGAGGATTGGGTGAAATTGCTCGAGGATGTCGAAGAGGCGTTGACATGAGTCGAGACGTGTTGCTCTACGGCCTCAGTCAAAGCGAGGAATACGCCGCGCTCATCCACTGGATGCAGACCACACCCGGCCTGCACGAATTCCCAGCCCCCGACTACCATCGGGTACAGATCGAGCATTGGGTATGGTCGCACCGCGAAGCCCTCGGCCGCGACATCCTCGATGTCGGCGTCTACAACCCGCGCCGATATCTCGGCGATGGCTATATCACCTTCGGCGAACCGGACACGTCAACCGGCGAAGACACGAAGGGCGATCTGCTCTCGTTGCCCTTTCCGGCGGATGCCTTCGATGGCGTCGTGTTGACCGAAGTCCTCGAGCACTGCATTGATCCGCGGGCGGCGCTCTGCGAAATCTGGCGCGTGCTGAAGTCGGGCGGACTCTTGCTCGTGACGTCGCCGTTCCTCTGGCCCGATCACCGAACCGAAGACTACAAAGATTATTGGCGCTTCACGGAGCAGGGATGGGAACTGCTCCTCCAGCGATTTACCGATGTGCAGATCACGCCGTGTGCGCTGACGCCAGAAGGGCAAGCCGCCTACGACATCTTGCGGCGCTTCGAAGCGATGGGATTCGCGAGCCTCACGAAAATCACGACAGCGTATCTCTGTGAGGCGCGCAAACCATGAAGCTTCGGCTTTTATTGCTAGGCCCAGGAGCAAGTTGGGCCACCGCAGACGTAGCGGCCGGATTGCGCGATGGATTGATTCACCACGGCGTCGAGATTATCGACTACGCCCTCGATACGCGCATCGGCCGCTCGCGGAGCTGGCTGTATTACAACTGGCGCCAGCACAAGAAAAAGGATCCCTCGATCGGCAAGCCGAATGTGGCTGATGTGTTCCTCCAAGCGGGCCGCGATGCGTTCTGGGTCGCCTGGTGGATCAAGACGTTCAAAGGTTTGGACGCGATCTTTATCGTCTCGGGCATGTTCGTCCATCCCGATGTCGTCATGGTGATGAAAGCCTCAGGCCTCCCGGTGTATGTGCTGTTCACCGAATCGCCGTATGACCAGGACAAAGAACTGGCCTTCGCAAAACTCGTCGATGGGTGCTGGACGAATGAACGATCGAGCGTCGAGAGCTTCCGGCGCGTCAATCCGAATGCCGGCTATCTGCCGCACGGCTGGCACCCGATGAAACATCTGGCCGGGCCGCAACCTGGCGACGACCTCCTGCCTGCGCACGATGTCGTCTTCGTCGGCTCTGCCTTTGCCGAGCGCGTCACCTGGCTCAAAGCGATTGATTGGACCGGGATCGATCTCGGCCTGTATGGCTCGTGGGAATCGCTTGGCTCGAGACATCCCTTGCGTCAGTTCGTGCGCGCGAATCAAACGGATAATGCGACGGCCGCCGCGCTCTATCGTCGGGCGAAGGTCGGCCTCAATTTGTATCGGACCTCGATGGGCTGGGGCAAAGGGGCGCCGTCGATTCAGCATGCCGAAAGCCTCAACCCTCGCGCTTACGAGCTCGCCGCCTGCGGGGCGTTTCACTTGAGCACGTATCGGCAGGAAGTCGCGGAAGTCTTCGGCGATCTGGTGCCGACCTTTACGACACCCTTCGAAGCAGAAAGTTTAATGCGGTCGTGGCTCGCCGATCCTGAGGGTCGGGCGCGAGTGGCCGCGCAGTTACCGGCCTGTGTGGCCGAGGCGTCGTGGCGTGTCAGAGCGACCACGGTTATCGGTGATTTGCAAACGCTCCTGCAGCGAAGGGCTGCCTAGTGGAGCAGGGAGACAC